AGTATGGCTTAGGATAACGCAAGCATTAATTTGCATTAATCCTTAATTAAAACGCCATGTATACCTCAAGCCCCTTGTTTATATGGTCATTAGCTAACGAAAAAAATGAGTGGATGTTCCTAATGTGGCCCTTGATGTGGTCACCAGACGCTGCGCTGGGCGTCACCAGACGCTGCGCTGGACCACAAAACGAATCACTTGAGCCGCCTAGCGGCGTGGGTGATCCCTTGGTGATGGATGGAACGTGTGCCCGTGCGTGTGTGTGTGCGTGTGCGTCCGGGTGCGCGTCATGTGTGCGCGTGGGTGCGCGTGTGCGCGTGTGTGTGTGCGCGTGGGTGTGTGTGCGCGTGTACGTGCGCGAGGCCGTGGGTTGTCCCCGAGTGATCCTTGAGTGATCCTTGAGTGATCCTTGAGTGATCCCCGAGTGATCCCCGAGTAATCCCCGAGTGATCCTTGAGTGATCCTTGAGTGATCCTTGAGTGATGCGACGACAAAAGGCCTAAACACACATCAACGCAGATGTGAGATAGCACCGAATGCAACACCAGATGACCACCTATTGCACCCCATTGTGGTAGCTTACCACCGCGCCGCATCATACAAACAAGGGGTTTGGTGGCCCCTAGTGTCACATCCGGTGTGTACCCCCCGCCCCTATGGCTGTATTTTGAGGGTCACGCGAGGCCCACAGGGGGGGGCGGGAAGGTTCACGCATATTTTTAAGGTCCACAGATATTTTACCCAAATACTCGATCCACACCGCTAGGCGGCTCAGAGCATCGACCAGAGTATCGACCACCCGAGATCACTCATGGTCCACCCCGAGATCACCCCGAGATAACCGAGGGTGTTACCCTGTGTCTGAACGCAGTGGCTGGATTGATTAGCAGGTCATGGCAGTACCACCGAGGGTACACTGGGGGTACACTGGGGGTACACTGGGGGTACACTGGGGGACATCTCTCAGTTAATCGTATAGAGCATGGGTGTATCTCCCCCTGAGTGTAACCGGAGTGATACTCAGGGTGTTACTCAGGGGGACTGATGGTAGATACTTAGGGTATTAACCTTGGGATACTGTCTATAAGTGGTCTCTAATTTAACTACTTGATACCATAGGAAGAAATCCAAGTGTCATTCGAGGACGATCCACCCCGTCCGAGAGCATTATCCATGAAGCTTGCGAGGGCATCGTCGAGTGCAATCTGCTTGGCTTCATCAATCCCGGCTTCTTCATCCCTGTGCATCTGCTCGGTGAACCGGGCGACAGCGATTGAGAGGGCATCCAGACGGTCATCGTGACGTAGGCACCCGCGTTCGGCTGTGAGACGGGTCATCTGGTAGATCAGCATCTTGGACTGCCGCACGGTCTGCTCATACTTCATGGCAGTACGGAAGTCTTCTTCGATCACTTCAGGAGAGATCACCAGTTTGTGGTTCATCATCACAGGTTCCAGAGTGTCGATGATACGACGTTCCTTCTGCTGCGAGTGGCGGACCTCTTCCAAGGCACATGGATGGATACGTGCAAGGATTGGACCAAGCAGTTGTGAATACATGCCATCACCGAAGTTGCTCTCGATGATCACCTCGTTGACCTTGTGCTTCTTAGCGATGTGCGCAAGTTCAGTCAGGGTGTCCTTGTCGTAGCCACCTTCAAGACCGCCACAGGCTGTGACGTAGAGGTAACCGTTGATCATCTTGACCACAGCATATCCGGTTTCATCCTTACCGCGACCCGATGGGTCAATCGACATGATGCTTCCGGTGAACTCAGCCGTGATGTCTCCGACGTTCATAGGTGGGAACATCTTGTCGCCACGCATGGCAACACAGGGTAGGTCCTTGTAAACCCGCTCTTCCAGTGGACCCCATTGTAACTTGAGAGGTGCCATTTCTGGGTCGATGGACATAACAATCAGGTCACGAACCTTGAGTGGAAACCGTTCGCTATCCGAGAGTGCTGTCGAGAGCATGAACTGCATGGCGAAGCCAGCTTTGCCGTAAGAGGCCTCACGTTCGATCAGGTCTGCGTCGTTAAAGCGTTGAGGGTCAGCAGGGGCACCCACAGCGTATGTGAGAGCTTGGATGTAAGGAGCTAGGGTATCACCGTAAGCCTCGCACATGACGCTGTCAGGCATCCTAGCGGGCCACACACGGACCTCGTAGCCACGCTCGGGCAACTTGGTGTAAAGACTGTCTTCTGTCTGCGGCGTACCGAGATAGATGATGCGTGATGTTGGCAGCGGCTTGAGGATCGCGTCGAACTCTTTCACGGCTTCGGACAGTTTGTCACGAGACGTTTGAGTGAAGACGTTGTTTAGGACTTCGATGTCATCTGCAATGATCAGGTCAGCACGGCTACCTGTCAGCTGACCAGTGATACCGACGGACTTAACCGAAGCGGACTGAGAGGCTGTCGCTGGGCCGACGTCGAAGCTGATCTTGGACTGACGTTGGTCGCTGCTCGGGCGGAGGTACTCGAGACCATCCATTTCCCAGATGAGACGCTGTGTAAACGTCGAGAAGGCATCAGCTCTCTCTTTGGAGGCCGAGACTACCATGATCTTACACTCGGCGTCACAGAGTAGCCTCCAGACGACGTATGAGGCAGTAATATGAGATTTTCCCACGCCCCTGAAAGCTTGGATGCAGGTACGCTTCTTGCCGTGTTGCAGGAAGTCAGCGATGTCGTACTGCAGAGGGGTCGGTTCTGGCAGGTTCAGATATTGGTGAACGAACCAGAGGAATACTTTGAAGTCCTTACGGAGCTTCTGGTGGAAGTCGGATTGAGGAATAACAGCGGCCACAGCCCCTCCAATCGCCTGCTAGAGGCGTCAAGTTTAAGTTTCATGAATGGTTGCTCCCGAGAGCCTTAGAGGCCCTCAGAGAGGCTTGTTGAGAGGGCGCAGGCGGCTGCTAACTGGGCAGCAAAAAGATCGAGTTCCACCAGCGTTTGATCCGAGAGTAGGACCAGTTCTTTCTCGGTGAACGTCGGTGTAGGGATCGCGCAGATCGCATCAGCGGACCCAACCGTTGTCGCGCAACCTGCTGATAGCAGCATCACGGGTAGGAGATACTTTAACATTCTTGATGACCTCCTCGGTCTTGATGAACACTTCGAGTTGTTCGACGCGGATTGCTTCCCGTTCACGCCCAGCGCCAAACTGCATGGTCCCGAAGAGGATGCCAGCGGCAGCGATGAGAGTGATCAGGAGCTTTCCGATACGGGATGTGAGGAACGCCATCATTTGCCCGGTCCATTTTTGAACACGGCGTCGATAGCGAAGGCCCCGGCGTTGAATGTGAAGATCGGGAGGGTCAGGTAACGGGCAGCTTCCATAGCCACCTCGTTCCAGACACCCCAGACGAACATAACGCCGAGGAAGACCAGCATTGCACCAGCCACCTCACGTTTGTAGGTCTTCATAGTTGGGTTCCTTTCAAGAATAGCGCACGTTCTTCTTTGCGACGCTTGGTGAGGCCACGGAGACGGACCATCTTGCCGTTCTGGCGTTGCTTGTCCCACTTCAGGAACTCATTTGCAGCCCCTACGTAATCGTAAGCATTGAGACGCTTGAGCAACGTGGATGAACCGAAGTTGCCCCCTCCGAGGTTGAAGATGAAGCTTGCCAGAGCGTCGTATTGCGGCTGTGAGAGAGGCACCTTGACCCGTTGGGCGATGACAGCCCGAACCCATGCGAGGTCGCGCCGTAGCAGGCTCTCTGCCTCCTGTATGGTGATCCTCATGCCCATCTTGGCGGTACTCGTGTGCCCCCAGCCAATCGTGGGGACATCGTGGGGTGTCGGGAGGTACGCCTTGAGACGAAGAGACTCATGACGCTTGATCATATCGATGTTCTCGACACGGGTTGGTTGACCGTTGGTGGCAGGTTTCACTTCGGGTCGCTTCTTGGGCCGCAGAACGGCTTTGAGTTTCTCTAAGAATGTCATGAGGTTTCCTTAGTAGTGGCCGGGGTCTTGACCGTCCAAGAAGCCACCAATCATGTCCGCGAGTTCACGCTTCGATGGATCGTTGTTGTTCTTGTGACGTTTGACCCGGGTTGTTGTAAAGAACTCCCGAGGGAACTCTCGGAACAGGATGGTGCCGACCGTCCAGTTGTGGAGGGTGTTCAGAACCGCGAAGAAGAGCGCGTACACGTACACGACCTTTTTCCAACCCTTCCGATGTAGTAAGTAACCAAAAGAGTACGCGGCGTAGACCACGGCGATGATAGGACCCATCAACAGGACGGCGAGGACGGCTCGGAA